AATGATGCTGAGACTCGTGTGAATGAATTAGCTGATCAATATGTTGAATGGCTGAAGCCAATAATCGAAAAAGCAGCTAAAGATGGCCATAAATGTATCACAGATAAGATGTTCAAACCCAATGAGGAAAATCAACCAAAAGAGCATAAGGTTCTGTTCAAACATCCAGATGGAGTGGAGAAAATAAAGGAAAGGTTGCCGGGTTTTGAAGTGTATATTGAAGAAAGAAGCAGAATGATCTTCAATGTAACGTTAAGTCCAGTAAAGCATTTGGTTGTGAAGTGGTAAAATGATTAGATTTTACTGTAGCACATGCGGAAAAGAATGGTGGTCATCAAAAATTGAAGTGATCACATGCTGTGAACATTATGTAGAACATGAAGAGTTAGAAGGAGGAGCCCATGATCAGGCTAGCTGAGATTTACTACAGGCACATTAAGAATTTTTTTATCTACGCTTGTTTTACATTACTAATTCAATCAATAGGAGCAATCGTTCAAGTTTGGAATAATGCTTTTGAAGTGCACATGGCGTGGTTGTTGAGTCTTACATTCTTACTCTGGATTATGATTTCAATAGATTACGAGGATTGCAAATAAAAAAGCCAGGGCAAGAGCCCCGACTTATTAATGCGTATGTGGTAATACCATTATAACATATCGGGGGTCTTGCCTGTGAGATTACGAGATATTGATGTTAAAGTACAAAACAACAAATTAGAGCTAGAAGTCGAAGGAAATGAACCATTTTGTGTCGTATATTGTGGAGGAAAGGCAAAATACGCAGAATTACCTCCACATGGTGAAACGAAAGTAATTACTCATCAGGGGGAGGTGAAGCGCGTTAAGTTTGATGAGGGGGAAGAGTTTTGAACAGTATAGAGATTACAAAATTAGTAGTATCAATTTACGCATCAGTAGGATCATTAGCAGCTGCTTTAGCGGCCTTGCTTACCGTAAAAACAACCAAGGAAACCCTAGATCATCAAATTAAGAAGAATAAAATAGCAATGAGACCACTTCCGGTGATTGAAGAAAAATATGTGTCAGGGGAAATGGAATTAAGTTATCCTACTATTCCTCATCTATATAACTGGTCTAGCGGAAAATTTGACTTAAATGATTTTGGCTCTGAAAAAATTTATTTAACACTATTTAATGCTGGTCATGGAATCGCCAAGAATTTAAAAATAAAGAAAGAAATACTAAATATTGACTCATTTCTTAAAGGTATCAATAATCCCGAGCCATACACATATATAAATTTTAGCGAGAATTTAGATGAGAATATGAATGACACAAATTATTTGGAAATAAATCATTTAATTATGGATCCTAGGACCAATGAAAAAAGCTTTAGGACAGACCAAATACGAATAAAAAATCTTCAAATTGAAAAAGTGAATTATTTGGGTGGAAGAGATGAAGGGCCATACAATATAGAGATTCCTCAAGCATTTATAGCGTTTTATAACTTATATTTAATGAGCCCTAGTGAGTTTGAACAAACGGATAAACCAAAGCTCTATATTTATATTGAGAGCGAAGATGCTGAGGGCAAATGTTACCCTGATGAATTCTTAATTTATTTAGATAATATGAGAAATTTAAAAACAGAAAGAAATCAATTGTCATTTGAAGCTCTTTTTAGAGCAGAATAAAGCTAAACCTTAATAAGTCCCACCAGCCCACTGGAGGACACTGATTAAGTGAGTTGCATTAGGCAACTGCTTAATTGGTGTCCTTTTTTATTTTATTTGAAAGGAGAGTATTTATGTCAGATCAGTTAAGAAATCAATTAAACAAATATAAAAAGAAAAACGGAATCAATACTCCTAACCCAAAGAAGAAGCGAAAAAAGAAAAGCAAAACTGAGAATTTTTCACGTAATGAGATTGAAGATTTAATGGGAACAAATCGACCGACATATAGCAGAGGACCAGGAGGAGCTATCAGGCAGAAATAAAGAAGGGGGATTTCATAATGGAACAATTTGAAATAGTTAAACCAAAACTAAATAAAAAAGCAACTCGAAAAGCTGTAGTAGAAGTACTGGAGATGTACCAAATGGTTTTATTAACGCAGGATGAAGAAAAGCTACCAAGTGTTACAGCAGCGTATTCTATTGTGCCACCAACAGAAACCAATGAAAATCACTCCTCAACAGAAGAAGCAGCTATTGAAAATGTAGAACGCGAAAGAGCCAGAAATGAATTCATTCATAAGGTAGTAAATGCAATTAATCGACTAACCGAAGATGAACGCATTTTAGTTGTTAAAGAATACGTAGATCAGAACCAATATTTTAATTATGAAATCTACAATGACCTCGGTATATCAGAAAGCAAATATTACAAAATCAAAGGTAAAGCTTTAGAGAAGATGGCCTTTATGTTGGATGTACAAGTGATTAGCAAGAAGGTGAGCCAATGAATACAGTTCAACCCATAAGAGACTCTGAATTAATCCAAGGTATTCGAGACTATTTGTACGATAAGAGCGAGCGTAATTACATCCTGTTTGAGTTAGGCATTCAGACAGGATTGAGGATATCCGACATATTAAGGCTGAGAGTAAGAGATGTTGAATCTCATACGCATATTTTGATTAGGGAGAAGAAGACATCTAAAGAGAGAAGAATCATCATGAACAAGAAATTAAGGAAAGCACTTAACAATTACATTCAAGGTAAAGCTCCAGAAGAATATATTATAAAAAGCCGTGTTGGAAAGAATCAACCTATAGGTCGAAGCATGGCGTACAAAGTATTAAGAGATGCTGCAAACCAATTTAACCTTAGAGAAATAGGAACGCATACCATGAGGAAGACGTGGGGATATATGGCTTACAAACGAACCAAAGATATATCAACCATCCAGAAAGTATTTAACCACAGATCACCAGAAGATACGCTTAGATACATTGGAATAACCCAAGATACAATAGACGATTTGATGATGAAAGTTGATATATAGAAATTACCAGGCACTCTTTCAGAGTGTCTTTATTTTGGTCAAAAACGGAAGAGGGTTCAAAGGAGTTAATTTCAATAAATTTACAAATGATGTTAAGTATCCATAATTTCAGTAGTGTGTAATTCAATTTGAAATATTTCTCTAAATGAGGCGTAACAAGGCTTTCAGCCTTTGGACTAATTCCACACAATCTTAGATATGGTGAATTGAAAATGAGTAGAGAAAAATATAACATTAAAAGTAAATAAGATGTAATTAGGGGAGGTAATGGATATGAAGAAAGAGGATTTACAATATTGTTATCATTGTGGGCAAAAGGGTAAGTTGAAGAAGCTGAAAACCGTGAATAATAGCTATAAAGAAAACGTTGGAGATGAAGAATACCCTAACATAATAGAGTTTAATGATCAGATTGATATAGTGTCATGTAAAGAATGCACAAATGTCAATATTTATAGGTCTGAGTGGATGCCTGATCAAGAAAGGTATATGGAGTTAGCTCCACATGACAGTTATGTGGAGATGTTCGGGAGACTGATTTACCCTCCGATAGAACACGAGAATCACTATTACATACCGTCACGTATTTACGATAGTTATTTGGCATCCATTAAAGTTCAAAAGATCGATAGAGATATAAGTATGATCGGATTTAGACGGACCTTAGAAATGGTATGTAAAGACCAGGGATACAATCAAGGAATGCTGGGGAAGAAGTTGAGCGACATGTCCAAAGATGGAGTGATACCACCAGCAATTGATAATATAGCAAAATTTTTAAAAGATAGAGGGGATGAAGCTGCTCACGGAGATGATGTAGCTGTTAACAGACATACATTAGAGAGTATTAAAGATTTCACAAGAATAATATTAAACTATATTTATGTGCTACCAAGCAAGCTCGATAAAGCACAAAAAGAAATAGCTAAGCGCGACAGCTAAGCGTGGAGAAATCGCGGAGAATTTGTGGAGAAAATGAACAGAACATATTGGATTTAGTTTGTTATTATTTAAGGTGGATATAGATGAATCCCCTGAATCCAAACTTCAAATTGTTTCATTGAAATTGCGTAGTCATTTAATGGCTGCGCTATTTTTATGTACACATAGATTTATGGGTCCTTCTGGGAAAAGCTATCTCCTGCGGGTGCTCACGACCCCAAAAACCGGCTAGTTTTAAAAATTTTTTCAAAGAGTTTTCCTTCCGTTCATAAGGAGGTGCGAATCGTGGCTACAAAATCAGATGTATCTACGATCGTTGTAAATACAGATACAATAGCTAAGATCTTTGGGTTAACAAGTAGAAGGGTGCGCCAGCTAGTTGAAGAAGGGATTATTGAAAGGGTAGGTCATGGAAGGTTTCAGCTAATTGAAACAACGAACAAATACATAACCTATCTTAGGTTAGCTAGTGAGAATGAGGATTCACTAGAAGAAACTCTGGGTTATGAAAAATTCCTTCATGAACGAGCAAAGCGTGAAAAAGCAGAGCTGCAGCTAGCTCATATTAAAAACCAAATGCATAGATCAGAAGATATAGAACAAGTGATGAACAGCATGCTTTCAAACTTTAGGGCTAGGTTATTAGCATTACCCTCTAAAGTTGCACCTAGCTTAGTTGCCAGAGAAAACATCAATATGATTGAACATTTAATTCAAGATGAAATCTACGAAGCATTAACCGAGCTTTCTGAATACAGTCCATCATTATTCGGTGTGGATCCAGAAGAAGTCGAAGATGATGAAGAAGATGAAACTGAGGAAGATCAAGAGAACGTAACATCAAAACAAGAGGATGAGGTTGATGAGTAATACAACCCAACTTTTTCATCAATTATTTAAGATACTTGCTCCACCACCTGAGTTAACAGTGAGTGAATGGGCTGATGAATACCGAAAGCTTTCACCCGAATCTTCTTCTGAACCAGGTCGTTGGAGAACAGATCGTGCTCCTTATCAAAAAGAGATAATGGATGCAGTGAATGATCCAGAAACAGAAACTGTAGTTGTCATGTCCTCAGCTCAGGTAGGTAAAACAGAACTTATCAATAACGTATTGGGATATTACATCGACTATGACCCTTCACCGATTTTACTTCTTATGCCTACAAAAGAAATGGCCGAGTCTTATTCAAAGGACAGGTTAGCACCAATGTTAAGAGACACACCGGCATTAAGGAAAAAAGTAAAAGATGCAAGGACGCGAGACTCAGATAATACCTTACTTCATAAAAAGTTCCCTGGTGGATCGGTGACTTTGGTTGGTGCAAACTCTCCATCAGGGTTAGCAAGTCGTCCAATACGCATAGTACTAGCAGATGAAGTTGATCGTTATCCTGCCAGCGCAGGAACAGAGGGGGATCCACTTTCATTAGCTGCTAAACGTACTAAAAACTTCTATAAAAAGAAGAAGATTTATGTATCAACACCGACAATAAAGGGCGCGTCTAGAATTGAAGCTGAATTTGAAAACAGCACTAAAGAAATTTGGACTTTATCATGCCCTAGTTGTGGTTTCTTCCAACCTCTTTTGTGGGGGAACATTAATTTTGATGATGTCACCATGACTTGTTCCCAGTGTAAAGAACGACATAATGAGTATGAATGGAAACAGCAAGAAGGGGCATGGTTCGCTCAAAACGAACATTCTTCTAAAAGAGGGTTTCAGCTAAATGCTTTGGCAAGCCCATGGGAGAAGTGGTCGAGCATCATTGCCGAGTTCAAGGAAGCTAAGAAACAAGGGGTAGAGTCCTTGAAAACATGGGTGAACACTTCTTTAGGTGAAACATGGGAAGATGAAAGTAATGCAACCAATGAAGATGAGCTCATTAAGCGTCGAGAAACTTATAATGCCGAAGTTCCAGATGGTGTCCTGATATTAACTGCAGGAGTCGATGTTCAGGATGACCGTTTAGAAGTAGAAGTTGTTGGTTGGGGTGTTAATAAAGAAAGTTGGGGGATATCCTATCAAAAGTTTTATGGAGATCCGGGACAGGATGCTTTATGGAATCAGCTGGATAACTACCTTAGCTCAGAATTCTCCTATCATAATGAAGAAAAAATACCAATTTCATGCACGTGTATCGACTCAGGAGGTCATTAC